TACTTTTTAATTCCCAGTTCTGGAAGTGCTTCTTGAATTAGTTTCTTTGTTAGAATTTTATTCTTAAATTTATTAAGTACTAGCATTTCGTATAGAGAAGTTTCTTTCCAACTCATTTCTTCTAGAATACTTACAAGTCGATTTGTTCTTTTTGTTTCTGGATTAATGAGATCCGAACCCTTAAAAAAGAACTTCAATGATTTAATTGCATTTTCTAATTTGATATAAGAAAATGTAACATCTACCATATTTGGTTTATAATCTGGAATTTTGGTATATGCGGGTTCTAAATCATTAAAAAAAGCATACTTTAAAAAGTATCTAAATTCTGGATACTTCTTATGGTATGCCTGGATCTGTTTAATTTGATCTTGCTTAGATTGTGCAGATTCTACATCTGCAATCATTTCACCGATTGTAATATAGATTTCAAAAACTCGTAAGATCTTTCATTAGGTGCGTTAATTTGTGTTCAACAAAATAGTTAAACATCTTATGATTATTTATATGGTTTGCAGCAAAACTGTTAAGAATTTCTTGCTCATACTCGGCAGGAATCATAGAAAGATCAATAAGTTGTTGATTTCTCTTAAACGCTTCTACCGTGAAGTGCATCTTACCACTTGCTATATCTTGTGGTATGGTGTTAAGAAATTCAGCAAGACGCTTTGCAGTAATAGGCTTCTGTCTCTTGGACTCAACCAAGAAAGTATCAGCGTCCGACAAAATGTTAGGAACTCCATCGCTGGAATCTCCACGAACAATTTGTTCAAACAAGAACATGGTAGGATCTTCACACTCTACCATGATCTTTTTGTGAGGACTGTACAACTTTACATTTGGATAGTAAAGTAGTTGCTGAAAGTCTTTATCGTATGAAACAATAAGAATATTTTCGGTGGTATGATAATTCTTTGCAAGAACACCAATGATGTCATCTGCTTCGCAGCGATCCACTTTGATATTCTTATATGGCATATTCTCCGCAACTTCATGACGAATCTTTGCCATTGCACCATAGACAATATTCCAATACTCCTGTTTGTCTTGCTGTGCCTTCTTTCTATTTGCCTTGTAGTGCGGAAAGATATCCTTGCGCCAATAATTTGTGGAGTCTTGACAAATGACAAGATCACCATAATCCTTACCAAACTTATCTTTAATATGTCGGTAAGTATTAAGAGTGATGTGTCGAATAAGATTAATTGGATCGTTTTCTACAATTGTTTCTGGATTTGGGTACTGAGAAAAAATAGAAGAAAGTACGATTTGAGAATTGTCTACGAGAATCATTTAAATGCTTTCACAATAATTGTGTTTTCATTAATACGAGCAGTTGCTTCGGTTTCTTTAGTCTTCAGTCCTTCATAATGGTTATTGATACTACGAATACCACCAGTAATTGACTTGAAGAAGTCCTTTGGTTTACGAACAGTTTTACATACTGCCTTACTGACATTCTGTACAGTAGTTCCCTTAACACTAAACCCATCCAGAGATTCTGACTCAAAGATACAAACCTTCGAATACTTGGTGTTATAGACAACCAACTTAGTTGCTCCAATTATATCACGGGGATCAATTGAGGTCAAGCCAAGATCTGTATCTTCACGCTGATACTTCAAACTCTTTACGAGTTTTTCAGCAGACTTCTTTTTCTTCTTGCGTGGTTTACGCTGCCTCTTCTGTAGTGCGTACTGTCCAGTAACATCAACAATAATTGACAAAAGTTCAACAAATTTCTTTAGTTTAACTTTACCAAGATAGTCATATGCTTCCGTGAGTTGAGGATCTTTACCTTCAAGTGCTTCTTGCTTTTCCTTAATCACATAAGAATAGTGATCATGAATTGCTTGACACTCATACGACTTTAGTTTGTTATTATTAATCCATGTTTCCACATTGAATGACTTCATAAACTGCTTATAGTCAGAAGTCGTAATGAACTCGTCAATCTTAGACTCAAGTTCACCAATCGTATCGCAAATTTTATTTTGAATGTGTTCCTGTACAGATGGACGAACAACAACAGGAGTTGTTTCCTTTACAACTTCCTTATCTGCTAAAGATAGCAGTTGCATGTAATGATTGCTGAAGTACTGCTCATCCCTTTGTCCTACTCGTCCACCAAGAGTCTTGATGCGACAAATAGAACCAAGACTTCTAAACAAGGGATTGTACTTATCCATTCCCTTGATCTTTGTCAGTAGTTCTTTAGTGATACGCTCATCCTTTTTACAGTAATCTACAACAAAGTCTTTGTAGTCTTCTTCACTACAAAAATAGTTGTACCAGTTTACTGCGCGTCCTACGCGACAAGACATTTGCATTTCATCCAATGCGGCACAGTCTGTCCACAGTGGTTCTTTGCCAAATACAGTAGTTTCGTATTCGTTTCCTTTACGCATACTCATGATCCTATTATAGCATGAGCATCACCTATTGTCAAGTCATGGTTTGTAAAACACAAACACTGGTTCGTATTTCATTACTTTTCCATTAACCTTACAGTAGTTCTTGCATTTAGGAATTCCATTTTCATCAACACGATTCTGACCTGGCATCGGTTCTAGTGCCATTTTCATTGTATACATGTACTTCATTCCTAAACTTTCCAAGATATCTCTGCTATCTTTTTCCAGAGGTAGATATTCTCCCTTAATTAAAAGATCTGCAATGTTCCATAAAAGATATCTATTATTTTTTAAAACTTCAACACAGGTAGTAAGTGTTGGACGAAGAAACCCATCTCTCCACGATTCATATGAGGAAAACTTCTTATAAGATTGGGTAGGATCTTCGGAGTACGCTTCTCTATTAAAATACGGAGGAGATGTAAATATTAAATCAACCTGTCCTCGGTACTTGGCGAATCCTTCATGATTGCCAATGACTTCTGATCCAAGTCTAAAGATTTCGTATGTATTTGTTTGTGAGAAGAACGAGTTTCCTCTGTAGGTTTTTGTGTTATAAAAATCCGCAAGCGAACCATATTTACCATAGGGATGACCCAATTCTGATGGATAGTTATCAGTGTTTGGATCAGTACCCACATAATGTACATACCTATCGTCAGAGGTAGACATAGCACCCAAAATACGCCCACCCCAACCGCAGGAGGGATCGTAGATAACCACTCTATCTTGCTCTTTACAATGTTCTGTAAATCTTTCATAAAGATACTTTGCAGTTAGTGGTGGAAAATTTACCGCTGGTTGAATGTAACCAATTCTAAAACACTTAAACCCATCAGGAAATACTCGCTCACCTTTGCGGTATACCCGAATAGAATAGATCTTATCATTAGGCATATTATCTATATCAAAAGTAGAGTGATGACGGTATTTCATCTTATCCTTCCACTTTTCAACTTGTTCCTTGCTCAACACAAGAATATCAGATTGATCTAACTGGAAGTAACCAGTGTTCATTCCATCTCTTGGTTCGATTTGCTCAAGGAGGAAGTCATGGTCTTTAAATATAGATGGATTATTAAAGTATGCTTCCATCCACTCTTCACCAGTTGCTACATCCACAACCGAATACTTAATGGAGTGTCTAATAGCGGAAAGTGCATGAGAGTAAAAAGAATCTCTACGCAAGTGTCGCATGGAACCCTTTACAACACGATCCAGCATATCAGGATCTGCTACAAGATCGTAAATAGAATATCCATTGTCTTTTTCGGAATAATTAATTCTAGTCTTGAACATGTTGGAGAACCACTGATCTACTTCTACTCCAACTCTAGATTTATTTATAATTACATCCTTGATACTACCATCGGATAACTCATCCGTGTACTCAAATTCATGTACAGGATAAGATTCTAGTCGATTAAAACTATCAATTATCTCTTGTTTATTTTTACCTGTTCGTGGGGGACAACCATAGGTATCCCATGCATACTTGATGGTTTCTCTCATCTTGATTACCCAATCCCTAAACTGATCGGGGGTCATATCAAGAAGATCTTCAAAACAAACATTTATCTCCGAGTTAACGACATAATCGTTTCGCTGATACTCAGGTGCAGGGGAGTTCTGGACTCTTTGGGTTCCAACAGTAGACATGGCCAGGAAGTGTTCCATTTTTCCAACTAATCTCACCGACTAGTTTAAAGTTATTCTTTTTGTAAAAATTAATTGCTCTTAAATTATCGGAGCGCACAGATAAGTATACATCTCTGTTTGCCCATTGCAAGAATTCATTCAGTACTTTTCCTGCGTTTCCGTTACCCTTTTGGGTATTTAAGATTTGCTTTATTGTGCATGTTCCTTTCGGTGCAATTATATTTCCTATTTTATTTTTTCGTTTGTAAAAATTGTAAAATATAATAACACCATCATAATAAACACAGTTGCACTTTTCTATCATTCTATGGATGTAATCGGTTCTTATGTGCGGAAAGATATCACGGTTTTGAGCAAACGCCGTTTTTATATCATCATAGTCTGAAAGAGTTGCAACTGGTATTACCATCATTTGATCACGCTAAAATTATTCTTTTTAATAAAGGTTATATGATTTTCAAACTTATCTTGCAACAGTTCCTTTGGTTTATGACTGATTACAAAAATATTTGTGTTCTTCTTGATACCCTTCAGAATATCTAGGAACGATTCTGTTGAAGTATCATCCAAACTACCATCCAAGACCTCATCAAAAATTAAAAGATTGCAGTTTACTGAATTCTTTAGTTGAGCAGTTGCTCTCCAAGCAAACAGCAATGCAAGATCTATCTTGCGCTTTTCGCCTTCGCTAAAACTATCATAAGTGAAAATGTCTCTGTGTCTGCTCTTAATTGTTTCCGCAAAGTTTTCATCTAATTCAAACTTAACAAAGAAATTCATCTGATTCAGATAATTATTAATTATCTTATTCATGATAGGTAGATAGTGCTTAATGATTTTTGCTTTGATTCCACCATCTTTGATTAGATTGCTGATAATATTGTAATAGTATGCATCCTCCAAGTAAGACTTTCTCTTCTCGGCATGCTCTTCCATCTCAGACTTCAATTCAGAAAGAACCCCTTGTTCTTTTTCAATATTTTCAGAATCCTTATTCAGTTCATTAATGTTGTTTTGAATTTTTAAAATGTACTTACTTGTGCTGGTAAGTTGACTATTTTTTGTGCTTAATTCTTTTTCAAGAGCAAGCATCTTTTTACCAATATTATTAATTTCGGTAATTCTCTTATCTGCTTCGGATATCTTCTCCGACAACTGCATCAATCCATCAGAATACTCTTTGAGTTTAGAAGTCTTTTCACTGATGTGATCGCACTTTACTTGTTTGTCCAACGGTTGGGAACAAGTTGGGCAATTATCATTCTTTTCATAGAAGTCCAAACTTTTTTGAGTGCTTTTTATATTTGCTTCAATCTGATCTTGGAGAGAAGTAAATGTCATCTTTGCTTTATGCACATCTGAAGCATCAACAATATTATCTGAATATTTTTGAATATTAGTATTGATCTGTTCAATTTCAACCGTCAACTCTTCCATTAGTTTAGTAGATTCCTGTATTTCAAGAGTATACTTGTCCAATGTTTGTTGACTGTTATTTTTTAAATTGTCTATAATCTTTTGTTGACTTTCTTGCTTGTGCTTTAGAATTTTGATTGAGTCATCAATTTCCTTCATATCATCCTTAAGCAAGGAAACCTTTCCTTTGAGGACAGTGTTCATTACTGAAAAAATATTAATATCCAGTAGTGCTTCTACAATGTTTCTTCTGTCTGCTGCACTCAATCTCATAAAGGGAGTATAATTGGTCGAACCCAAGATTACAACCTGACAAAAAGACTTATGACTCATCTTTAAAATCTGAGTCTCAAACATTTCCTGATAGTCCTTTGCCTTAGCATCTTGATTGATTAGTTTACCATCTTTATAAATTTCAAAAATCTTTGGTGATAAACCACGAACAACCTTATAGTCAGAATCGTTGATAGAAAACTCAACTTCAACCTTGAGATCTTTTTCGTTGATAGAGTTTACTAGTTGTCCTTTGTTGATATTACGGAAGGGTTTACCAAACAA